GCCAGGTTCAGCAGGCGCCCCGCGGCGATCCCCGCGGACTGCGCGGTCACCTTGCGGAAGACGATCGACTCCTTCGTGAACTCGATCGCCTTGCCCGGCGCCACGTAGGAGACCGGGGCATACGACGCCTCCGCGCCGATGACGAGTTGTGCGCCGAGACCGGATCCGATGGCCATCAGTCGTCAGCTCCCTTCGTGGCGGCCGCCTTGGCCGCGGGCTTCTTGGCGGGCGCGGCGGTCTTGGGTTCCTCGACCGACTCCCACAGGGCGGGGTTGAGCAGGTACGCCTCGAACCGGTCGTCCGGGACGGCGACGACGTCGTCGGGCTCGACCAGGCGGTCGCCGAGCTCGGGTACTAGGTGCGGCTCCTGGCCGACGAAACGGACCTTCGCCATCGGATCTGATCTCCTTCGGGCATGGCTGACAGCCCGCGCACGGCAGGCTGAGGGGCGAGGGGTGCGCCTACAGGCGGGCGCGGCAGGTGATGGTGAGCGTCAGTCCGGCCAGGGCTCCGCTGTTGGTCTGCGGCTGTGTCAGCGTCGAGCTGGTGAGGTGCGCCCACTGGACGGTGCCGCGCAGCGTCGGAGCTTCCGGCTCGTCGTCGGTGGCGCGCAGGAGGTCCTCCAGGACGGCCTGCAGCGCGTAGACGCGGGCCCGGCGGTCGGCCAGGTCGGTGTCTCCGGACCGGCTCTCCAGGTAGCAGGTCAGGTCGAAAGCCTCGTCGCGGCGCCGGGCGCCGGCGGACGCGAAGTCCTGCTGCGCCTGCGCCGCCAGCTCCAGGCCCGGTGCCCAGCCGACGAACAGCCGGTCGGGGTCGGATAGATCGGTGACGACCGGTCCGTCCGTGATGGCCACGCCTTCCAGGGCGGGGGCGGCCCGGCACATGGCCAGGAGCGCGTTCATGGCGGCGGGGACCGCGGAAGCGCTCACGCGATGCCTCCCGGGTCGCGGTCGCCCTGCAGCAGTTGCAGTGCCCGGTTCGGCACGGCGTAGCCGAGGCCGGGAATCGGCTCGGTCACCAGGAAGTCGTCACCCCCGCCGGCCGCGGGCAGCGCCCGCGATCCGCCGAAGTAGGTCCGCCACAGGTGCTGGAGGATCATCTTTCCGCCCAGCGTGATGTTCGCTGCGACCACTCGGCGGCCGGCCTCGTACACGACCCGGTACGGGCCGCGCCAGATCGGCAGCATGTCGGTGCGGCGCAGCACGCCGGTGTCGGTGTCGACGTCGATGACGCCGACCGGGATGGGCAACTGCCAGGAGCTCACCCCTGTGATCGAGGTGACCGACAGGACCGGCGCGGTGTGCAGCGCCATCCGGTCGGTGCCGCCGTGCGCGATCTGCGTCACGGTGCGGCGCGCCACCGCGCCCACATAGAACTCCACGCACTTGGTGGTCGCCTCGATACAGGCCCGCAGGTCGTCGTCGTTGATATCGGACAGCTTGCCCAGCTTGTTCTTGGCGTCGGCCAGGGAGAACAGCGCGGGCGGCACAGCTTCGCGCACGTCCATGGCGTCGGTGTAGGCGCAAGCCGGCCCGGTGAACACCCAGCGCACCGAGTGCAGTCCGGGCTGGTCGGTGACGTAGTCGACGCTGTACTGCCCGGTGGCGGCAGGCGGGTTGGTCACCTCGGGGGTGGCGGTCGTGCCGTCCGGCAGGGTGATGGTCAGCGTGGCGCTGGCCGCGTTGGCCGGCGCCCCGGCGCCATCGGTGCACGTCGCCGTGAGGCGGGCGAGGTCGCCCAGATCGAACGGCACGACAGCCTCCCTTACTTGCTCGCGCCGCCGGCGGTCTCCTGCGGCTTGTTCTGCGCCGTGTTCTCCTTCGGCGCCGCAGCCTTCTTGCCGTCGAGGTCTTCCAGGGCCTCGGCGTATGGGCCGATCGCGTCGGTGGCCTGGCCCGCCAGGCCCTCGTTGCCGGCCTTCTGGTGGTCGGCGGCCTCGGCCTTCAGTTCCTTGATGCGGTCGCTGATCTCGCCGCGCACCCGGGTGATCTCCTTGCGGACCTGCGCGGCGCGTTCCTTCACGCCGTGCATCTCGTATCGGGCCAGCTCGTTGCAGTAGCCGGTCAGTTCGGCCACCAGGTCGTGACTCATGGCGGTGTGCCTCCCCGAGGCAGGGTTGGGCCCGCGGCGGCCCGGAGCACGGCCGCCGCGGGAGTGGTGGGGGTCAGAACCCGGCGGCCGGGATCATGCCGGTGCCGGACACGACCGAGATCGCCTTCGGCAGGCGGTCGGGCATGAACGCGAAGTAGTTGTAGATCTGGAAGCGGATCTGCAGCGTCCCGGAGAGGACTTCCTGCAGCACGCGGGTGCGCATGCTGCCCTCCCACAGGTAGACGTCCGGGGTGCGGACGGTCGCGATGCGGGTCTCGTTGGTGCCGGCGCCCAGGTTCGAGGGGATGTTGCCGTCGAGGATCACCGGGGTGCCGAGGGTCAGGCGCCCCACGGGGCCCTCGGAGACCTGTCCGGAGGAGATCGCCAGCGGGTTCAGGTCGCCCGGTCCCTGCTCCGGCAGGAGCAGCGGGCGGCCGTTGGCGTCCAGCTGGGCGTTCGCCCAGTACCAGATCGACGGGGTGCAGAACGTCGCGGTCGGCGGCATCTTGCGGTTCGTCGCGACCTGGGAGACGGACTGGACCCACGGCACGTACATCTCCGCCAGCGTCGGGCTGGCGTCGGTGTAGGTGATGGCGTTGACGCCGGAGACGTTCAGCAGGCCGGTGGCCTGCCCGTTGGATCCGGTGCCGGTCCACAGCTGGGTGTCCAGCTTCTGGTTGTAGTCCGCGGTCAGGTCCGCGAACGTCACCTCGTCGAAGCTGATCGGCGACTGGTCGAGCAGCTGCATCGCCACGTCCTGCTGACCGGCCAGGGTCCGCACCGGCGCGGTCACGAACGTGTCGGTCATGTCCGTGGAGGTGACGCTGCCGGCGTCCTGGGTCTGCACGCCGACCGCCGTACCGCTGGCGATCTTCGGCAGGTTGATGCTGTCCGTTCCCTCCGGCAGCGTGAAGTTCGGGACCGCGTTGGCCAGCGGCCGGCCGTAGCGCGGCAGCTCGATGTACTGGTCGATGAGCCACAGCGGCGGCACGAAGTAGCCGCCCTGCCCGTCGGTGCGGTTGGGGTTGGTGCGGCGCTCGAACACCGACTCCAGCTGCTCTTCGGACACCCCACGGATGCCCCGGGCCTCCTGGCGCGCGAGCTCGGCACGCCGGCGCTCCCGCTTGGGCATCTCCACGCGCAGCTCGGTCTCGTGAGACTGCAGGCGCGCCAGGGCGGCCTGGTCGCCGCGCATCTGCGACTTGGCCAGGTCCATGAAGTACGACTTGCCGTTGCCGCGCTCGTAGGTCAGCGGCTCGGACACGGTGATGGCCGGACCGCCCTCGCCGCGGGCGTACTGGGCGCGGATCTCGGTGGCCTTGGCCTCGCGGGCCTCGGCCTGCTCGGCCTCGGTCACCCGGGCCTGCAGCTCCTCGACCGCGCCGTCGTGGGCCTTCAGCGCGTCACGGGCCTCGGTCCACGCGCGCTTCTCGTCGTCGGACAGGTCACGGTTCTCCCGGGTGGGCACCTCGATGGCGGCGTCGACCGCGGCCTTCAGCGGGGCCCGCTGCTCCAGGAGTTCCTGCATCTGCTTGCGCAGGAAGGCGAGCATGGCTCGCTCCTTTCGGATGGGGGATGGTTCGGTGCGGGCCTGCGTGGCCGTTCGGGTGGTGCCCCAGGTGGTGGCGCGCCAAGGCGCGCTCCGGCGTGAGGTCCGGCGCGTCAGGGGTGCAGGCGGTGTGCGGCTACAGGGAGTCCGTCAGGGCCCGGTACAGGCCCAGCGGATGCCTTGCGGCCGCAGGTTCGGGTTCCGGCTCCAGGCGGCGCTGCAGGCGCTCCAGAAGCGCCCGGGCGTCCTGCTCTTCGAGCCGGTCGAAATCGGCGGCGCGCATCGCCGGCGCCACGCTGGTGGCCGGGTTCGCGCCGAAGTTCACCACGGAGACGTCGCCGCGGTGCAGATCCACCTCGAGGATGTCGCGCTGGTCGTAGTCCGGGGACCACATCTGCCGGGTCACCCGGAACGCGAACGACATCTCGTCCACGTCGCCGTCGCCGATCGCGGCGAGCATGTCGCCGACGTCGCCGCGGGCCGGGTTCACGTCGGCCTCCATGTGCAGGCCCGTGGAGTCCTCCGACAGCCGCAGCGACCCGGCCTTGGTGTAGGCCATGGACAGGCCGCCGTGATTCAGCAGCAGCTGTACCTGCGGGGTCTCCGACAGCGTCTTGGCGAACGAGCCCTGCCGGACGACCTCGCTGTAGGAGCCCAGCCAGTCCCACATCTCGAACGGCGACTCGGTGACCGAGGCGTAGCCCTCGATCGTCGAGGGGCCGCCGGCCGCGGCGGCAGCGCGAACCTCCAACTGCACCGGGTAGGCGCGGCGGATGATGCCGCCGGGCTTCGCGCGCTCGCTCTTGTCGCCCATCACTTGCCTCCCAGCACGCCCACGGTCGTCGTGTCGACCAGCTCGTTCGGTTCGTCGCCCCACGGCACGGGGCCCTGGTTGTTCTCGTCGCGGACCTGGTTGACGTTCTTGATGCGGTTCTGCAGCTCGATCGCCTGCGCCTTGACCCGGGTCAGCGTGTCCGTGCGCAGCAGGCCAGACCGGTCGAAGGTCACCTTGGATGCGCGGGTGGGCAGCAGCGCCGACAGAGACCGCTCCAGGCGCACCAGCCACGGGTCCACGGCATAGGTCAGCAGATCGATGGAGCGCTGCTCGATGTTGGCGTAGGTCAGCGACCCGCCCGTCTCGTAGCCGAAGATCTCGGCGAAGCCGGGCCCGAAGATCCGGCAGCACTCCGTGGAGGTGTAGTTGTTCGTCTCCAGGAACTGCGACTCGTTCGGGCTGATCTGGATCGGCTGGTACTTCCAGCCGGCCCCCAGCACAGCAGGCTCCCGGCGGCCGTGAATGGCCGCCATGAACCGCTGCTTCGCCGTGTCGGCCTTCTTCTGGTCAAGCGCCGTTTCACTGGTCAGCACCCCGGAAGGGTGCGCGCCGTCGGTGAACCACTGCGCGCCGAACTGCATCGCGGAGATGCCGGTACGGATCGTCAGCGCCTGCAACGCGATCGGCGACAGGCCCACGACCTGCCCCGGCGCGGTGTGCAGCCGCTTGTGCCACACCTGATCGCGGGGCACCGTCTGGCCGCCGTATCGCCACTGCACGGTGCCGTCCTGGCCGACGTAGGGCTGCACCGAGTCTGGGTGCTGCAGCACGACCTGCCGCGGCAGACCGGAGCGCGGGTCCTGCTGGGCGATCGTGCCGTAGACGTTGCCGCGCAGCATCGCCGAGTAGATGTACGACCAGCACCAGTCGGGCGTGCCGTACCCGTCGCCGCCGATGTCGGCCAGCCACGTGGGCAGGTCCGCGCGCTCCCGCGGCCGCGGGTAATACTGCAGCTCAAGGGTCTCCGCGATCGTCGCGACCAGGTTCACGCACGCCCAGACCGCGATCTTCTGCAGGCTCGACTCGGTGCGCGACAGGTCGATGTGCGTGTAGTTCAGGTTCTGGACCTGCGAGTTCGGTGGGATCGGCGGCGACGGGAACGTCACCGCGGATCGGCGCTCCGGGCGCCCGAATAGCACACTCACCTCGGCCTCCCTCGCTGCGGCCAGCGGCTCGCAATCTGGTCGGCGAGCAGCAGCCCGCCGGCCGTCAGCGGCCCGCCAGGGGGCCACGCCCACGCCGCGCCCCAGGCCAGCAGGCCCACCGGGATCAGGCCCGGCAGCGCCCGCCAGACGGCGCCCACAGACAGGCCCGCGATGGCGGCCGCGCGGACCTTCCACGGTTCCGTGTCGGCCATGACGCCCCTCTCACCAGATGTTGTCGAGGGGGTCGACCTCGACGTCGTCACCGTGCTCCGCGAGCCCCCACAGCGCGTTCGTTGCCGCGACCAGCGGGGAGATGTCCACGGACACGCCGCGGCGTGCCCACGCCCACGCGTCGCCCAGCGGGCGCTTCTCCGCCCCTGCCAGGGCGCTGGCCATCGGCGCCTCGTCTCGGTGGGCGATCGTCTGCTCGGCGACCGCGTCGAAGAACTGGCCGGCCGCCTGGGCGACCTGCCGTGCCTTGGGCTGGACCACGACCAGGCCGTCGTGCTCGACGCCGTCCTCGTCCGTCCACGCCTTCTCCAGCTCCGGGATCAGCGACCCGGCAGGGCCGCCCGGGTCCACGACCCACGCGCACGGCCCCCACTTCACGTGCAGGGCCCTGGCGCGGGCCACGACCCAGCCGATCGCCGGCCGGTGGTCGACGACCTCCACGGCCCGGCTCTCGCCGTACACGCCGGCCGCGCAGATCGCCGCGTGCGACCGCTCCGGGGTGGCGTCGATGGCGAACGCCACCGGACTGCCCGGGTTCGCCTCGGCGTCAGCCAGGGACCGCCAGGCGTCCTCCCCAATGACCTTCCAGGTGTCCTCCCGGTCAGCCGGATACTCGCCCACACCGAGCCGCTCACGGGCGAACGGCCCAGGGCCCAGCGACAGCTGCTCGTTCGCGATGTGCTGCCGGGTGATGCGGATCCCCATCGCCGGATTCGCGCGCGCCCACGACTCCGGCGCGTCCGGCGCGTCGTGCTCGGCGCAGTCCTGCGGGCACTCGTCGACGTGGGGGTCGACGGACCACTCGAAGTACGCCAGGGACGGGTCAGGCTCGCCCGCCTCCATCGCCGCCAGGGCCCGTCGGCGCAGCCTGCCCAACTGCAACGACGGAGCGCCGATCCCGGCGCTGCCCAGGTACCAGATCTGCGGGTTGGGCACAGCGGCCATGGTCGGCATCAGGGCCGCCATCGCCTCATCGCCCAGGATCATCGCCTCGTCCAGGACGTTGCAGTCCCCGGTGAAGCCCCGCCCCGAGCCGCCCGAGCGGGCCAGGAACCGAAGCACCTGCCCGGTCACCAACTCGATGGCTTCCTCGCCGGTGGTCCGCCGCACCCGGAGCACGCGTTTCCGCAGGTCAGGACACCCCATGATGAGCTGCTCGATCCGGCGGAACGCGACGATGCTCGTCTTGAACTCGTGCGCGCTGTGCAGGATCAGCTTCTCGCCGAGCAGGAACAGCCCGGCCAGTTCCCTGGCCTCGATCACGCCGCCCTTGCCGTTCTGGCGGGGCACGTTCACGGCGACCTCAAACGCGGCCCAGGCGCCGTCGGCCCGCTCGCCCAAGCCGATGTCGAGGACGTGCTGCTGCCACGGATCGAGCTGCAGGCCGGCCAGTGCAGCCAGCTCGGCAGCCTCCTGGCCACTACTCGACAGGAACGGCGGCGCCGTCTGCACCCGCGGCCGCTGCGAGCCGAGCGGCACGCTTACGGC